CGGGGAACGAGGTCACCTGTGTCGCGCCGGTCAGCGTCAACGCCGATGCGCCCACCGCTTCTGTCAGGACCAGACTCGTGCCCGCCGCCACACCGAGCACGGGCGTCACCAGCGTCGGGGAGGTATTCATCACGAACGTGGTGCCCGTGCCGGTCTGCGCGGCAATCGCCGTGGCGTTCCCCGCGCTCGTGATCGGCCCCGTCAGGTTCGCGTTGGTCGTGACGGTGCCCGCCGTCAGCCCGGCCGCCGTGCCCGTGAGATTGGTCGCCACGCCCGACGTCGGCGTGCCGAGCAGCGGCGTCACGAGGGTGGGAGAGGTCGCCAGCACCGGCGTCCCGGTGCCCGTCGGCGTCGCCCACGAGACGTCCGTGCCGTCCGATTGCAGAACCTTCCCCACGGTCCCGATCGCGAGCGCACTCCACTTCGGCGTGCTGTTGCCGAGGATGAGGGACCCACGTGCGACGGCCGCGGCGAGCGTGTCGCTGTGCGTGGCCGAGAGCAACGCGTGCGCGGTGACGCTGGTGAGGTAGCCGACGCCCGCAACCGCGGCTAAGGTCGTGAAGCTGCTGTCATTCGTCCACTGACTGATATTCCCGGTCTTGTTGGTAAAGGCCGTCGCACTGGTGGCGGTGGCGTAGCCCACACCTGCGACCGCCGCCAGCGTGGTGAAACTGCTGTCGTTCGTCCACTGGGAAATGGCGCCGGTCTTATTCGTGAAGGCCGTGGCACTCGTCGCCGTCGCGTAGCCGACGCCCGCGACCGCGGCCAGCGTCGTGTAACTCGCGTCGTTGGTCCACTGGCTAATCGCCCCGGTCTTGTTCGTCAGGGCTTGCGCGCCGGTCAGCGTCACATACGCCGAGAGATTTTGATCGCCGGTATTCGTGCCGGAGAGATTCGCCGCGGTGACGGTGCCGGTGATCGTGACCGCATCGCCCAAACTCACGAGGCCCAGGCCGGTCTTAATCGCGTAGTTGTTCGTGGCCCCCGCGACATCGAAGACGAGCAGGCCGTGCGCGTTCGTCGCCGCTCCGGGGTCCACGGACGTGTACGCGACCAGCGCCGAGACGTCTGTGGCGTGGCCGAGGCCACTCGACCCGGCGAAGACTTCCGCGTCCGCAAAGACGCCACGCACGAATTGCGCGGTGCCGCTCCCTTGATGGAACGCGGCGAAGTAGTTGTAGAGCTGATTGAAATCGTGGGTGTTGCCGTCTTTTGTCACCACCCCGAACTCGGTCCCGCCGAACCGGGCATTACCGTGGCTCGCGGGGTCGGCGAGGGTTTGGCTTTTCAGGGCGGCAACCTGGTCCCCGCCGCTGATCGTGGACTCGATCGTGATGGTCTGGGCGCTTGGAAAGACGCCGATGACGTTGTTGGCGCCACCCGTGAGCAGCGCATCCGGGCCCACAAAGAGCGCCCGGCCCGCCCAGGTCAATCGGGCATCGCCGCCCAACACGCCCGCGTTGTGGAATTGCACCTGGGTCGTGGACCCGCCGGGGGTGATGGCGGTGAGGTACCCGCTGTCATTCGTCCACTGACTGATGGCGCCCGTCTTGTTCGTCAGCGCGGCGGCCCCGGCGGCGGTGAGGTAGCCGACGCCCGCGACCGCGGCCAGCGTCGTGTAACTCGCGTCGTTCGTCCACTGCGAGATCGCCCCGGTCTTGTTCGTGAGGGCCGTCGCACTGGCCGCGGTGACGACGTTCGCACTCAGGCGCGCATCGGCCAGGGTCCCGGAGACCAGCAGACTCGCGTCCGTCGTGGATCCCCCGCCGCCGCCCGCGGTCGTCCATGACGCGCCCGTCGCCGACGCGGTATCCCGCACCAGCATTTCGCCGTTGACGCCGCCGGAGAAGAGCCTCGCGGCGTTCCACGAATTTGGCCCGAGCTTCGTGGCATCGCCACTGTCGGCCAGCGCCGACTGAAACGCCGGTTTAACGAGGACCGGGCCGCTCATTGACTGAACCCGCTCTGGATCCAAGACGGCGCCGTCGGGATCACCGGGATGCTCGCCTGCACCTGGTAGCGCCCGCCGCGCCGGGTCCACCGGAGACTCGGATCAATCGCATCGACTTCCGTGCCGCGTGCGAACTCGTCGCGGTGCATCGTCATCAGGTCATAGCCGTCGATCGTCAATACGCCGCCCTCGAGCAGCGCGTCGATCCGCGCGGCCGCGGCTTTGCTGTCGCCGCCGCTCGTCGAGAGCATCCGGGCCTCGACCAGATACAGGTGGTCTTCGAAGGCGCGCCCGCCGAAGACGCCTTCGTCCTGGGCGAACACCAACGAGACGATGACAAACCGGGTCGCCCCAGGCGGCGCTTCGTCGAAGTAGATCCCGTTCGGACAGAGCGCCAGCAACGTGGCGTCCCCGCCGAGTTTCGCGACCAGCGCGTTGCCGATGGCCGAGGAGTCGACCATTTACGCGTCCCCGCTGACGGACAGCCCGTGCCGCACGAGCAGGTCCTTGAGTTGGGCGTACATGGGACGCCGCGCGCGGATCATCGTGCGCACGAAGGCATGCGTCGGTGGCGTCTTCCCCCACATCGTGCCGGTGCTCTTGCCGCCCGCCCAGTGCCGCGCCTGCGAGCCGTTGTCGAACAGCCACGCGATCGGGTCGGACACCCGCACCCGGTAGCCCACGCCGAACGGGCCGGTGTGGATCTCTTCGACCGACGTCGCGTTCTGCAGATGCCCGGTCACCCGGTGCTGGCCGTAGACGCCTTTGATGGTGGTCGTCGCGGCGTTCGCCGCGGCTTCCGCCACGTGGCCGGCTTCGCCGCGCAGGTCTTCCGGCAGCCGGCGCAGTTCGGCGCGGAGCTCGTCGAGGCCGCTCCAGGTCAGGGCGGCGCTCATGCCACCACCTCCGCGCACACGAGCTCCAGCGACACGTTGCGTTCGCCGGGGTTCGCCACCGCCGTCACCGCCAGCGTGCGGCCGTTGAACAGCACCCGCGTCTTCGTCGTCACGCCGGCGTGATACGGCCCCTTAACGATGTGCGAAGCCGACGAGATGACCGTGCCGGCGGCAATGCGTTCCAGGTCCCGCGCCGACGCGGGCTCGACGCTGACGTAGAGCGTCGCCGGCGTCAGATCCGTCCAGGTCTCGGAGAAGCCGCCGTCGCCGTTGGGCGCGGCGGCGCCGGGGTTCTGCAGCTGCACGAGGTGGCGATGGGCCCCGATACTCATGCCAGGGCCGGATCCCGATACCGGACCAGCAGCCGTTCGACGGCCGCCCAGACGTTGGCGTCGGCGGTCATGTCGTCGCCGCGGTGTTCGTCGTAATGGCCGACGAGCAGCAGCGTCGCGGCTTGCACCGGCTTCGGCACCGTGACGTCGGTCCAGGTGTCGTCCGCGCGGCTCTTCAGATAGTCGATCACGATCGCGCTGGCCTCATCGACCAGGCGTTGAATGTCGGTGTCCCGGTCCGACGTGGTGACGTGTAAATGGGTTTTAGCGACGGCGAGCGTCACGAGGGCCATCAGCGCCGCCCTTCGGTGAGATCGCGTCCTGGGCGCCCTGGAGCGCCTTCCAGGCCGTCTTTCCCGTCACGTCCGCGCTTGACGCACAGTTGCCATGACTTCGACCCATCGCCGGGCTTGGTCGCCGTCGCTTCCTGGCAATGCCACGTCGAGCCGGCCCAGGTAACCGTATCGCCTTGGGTGTAGCTCTTCCCGTCCTGGTAGACGCCGGTGAACCGCTGGAACGGCAACGTGACGGGGAACGACTTGGTGACGCCGTCGCGCGCAAAGCGGAGCGCCAGCGTCCGGTCGCCATCGAAGTCCACGGCCAGGTCATCGAACCCGAGCCCGTCGACACCGTCCTTGCCGTTGAGCCCGTCCTTGCCGGCGGGTCCCGGCACCTGCGCGCGCACTTCTACGACCGCGACCCGTTCGCGCACGGCGCCGACGTCCTTCGTGAGCTCGGCCAGGGTGGTGACGAAAAATTGCGCTTCCGCCTCCTTCATCTCGCCCCGGCGTTCGGCGGCGATGAGGCGTTCGGTCAGCGCGGTGTCGTCGGCGCGCAACGTCGACATCTTGGAATCAATCACGCGCAGGTACTCGCGGAGATCCTTCAATGCCTCCAGCTGTCCCTTGTGTTCGGCGAGCCGCTCGAGGATCGGCACGAGGGCATCCTGGATCGTCTGCACGACGACGTCGGCGAAGGCGTCCACGTCAGGCAGCGGCACGGAGCAGGCCCCTCTCGATGGCTTTGCGGCGGACCGCCATCTTGAAACTGGCCGCCATGTCCACGGGTGTCGTGTCGGCCGGCGGCGGCTCCGGCGCCTGTGGCGGTTCGGGCTTGGCGAACGGATCGTCCTGGTCGCGCGCCGCCAGCGCCTCGAGTGAATAGTTCTGCTGCTGCATGAACGCCGAGTCGCCGCCCTTGATCGGGCCGAGGCCGAGATACTTCTTCCGCGCTTCGTTGGGGGACATGCCGGACCCGCCGATCGAGTCCATCGCCGCCTTCGTGCGCGTCGCGGTGTCCATCCAGAGCAGATCGTCGATGTCGAACTCCGTCCCGTATTGCTTGCCGTCGACCTTCTCGTCGACGCCGAGGCCCCGGTCGAGACACTTCTCGAGCTTGTTCAGGTGCCCCTGAATACAGAACGAGTAATAGGACTGCAGGAGCGGTTCGACGTTGGCGTACGGCGGCGGCGGGCCGACGCCCACCATGTAGGCCGGCACATGGTAGACCGAGCAGATCCGCTCGTCCGCCCACTTCATCTGTTCGATGAGTTGCGAATCCACCGCCGACTGCCGCTGGGGATATTCCAGCTTCATGTTGTCGGCGAGCACCGCCAACTTGCCGTAGTTGTCGCCGCCGTAATTCGTGTCGAAGTTCGCCTTGAGTCGTGCGGCCGTCTCGTCGCTGATGGCGCCCGGCACCAGCAGCACGCCGCCCGGCTGACTGCCATTCGCGAAGAACTTGGTCGAGGTGCGGGCGATCGTGTTCCCCTGATCGGCGGGGGCGCCGCACGCATAAATCGGCGTGACGCCGATGAGCGGATGGAACAGACACACCATCCGGTCGTGAATGATTTCCGACGCGGGGACGAGGACCGTGTCGTCCGTCAGTTCCGAGAGGTCATCGCGCCGCAGCTCGTAATACAGATCGCCGGACGGCGTGACCTTCGGCGTCACCCGCGACGGATCCAGCACATACATGGCGCGCACCACCTGGCGCTGGTCGCGTTGCAACAGCACGTAGGTGTTGCCTTGCGTGAGCTTGGAAATCATCCACTGCTCGACGAACTCGGTGATGTGCTGATACCGGTTCGGTCGGCGCAGCACCGGCGAGAAGGCGGGCGACGTGATCGGGGTCCAGACGTCGTTCTCGTCCTGTTCCACCAAGCGCAGACAGAGCTTCGCGACGTCAATGGCGATGCGCGTCACGACGGCGAACAGGGTCGGGTTCGTGAGCACTTGGTCGGCGCGGATTTCGACGTTCTGCTGCCAAGCGCCCGTAAAACTTTCGCGAATAATGCCCCACGGGAACCACCCGCTCCCACTACTCGACAGCGGCGCGAGCTGCAGAAACTTGGTCTTGGTCCGCGCGATGGTGAATCCGAAAATCTGCACGGCCGTTACTTTTTTGCCGGGGGCGCCGCGGGGGCGTCGGCTTTGCGCACGGCCATGCCCTGCGCGATGACGCTTTCGGCGTCCTGCGCGTCAATCTCGTAGGACGTCCCGGCGGGATACGCCTTCCCGTCGTGCGTGTGCCACTTAAGTGATTCGACCGTCACGGTCTTCGGCTTGTCCATCGTTAGGGCCTCCGCATGACTTTGCGTTTGATCAATTCCTCAGCCGTCTCCGGCGGGAAGTAGCAGGTCTCGCCATTGACGAGCGAGACCACCTCGACATACCCCGCGTAGGCGGGATCCAGATCAGGACGCGGCGACGGCTTCGCGGGTGATCGCTCGGTACGTGTGGTAGCCGACATGGCCGATGTCCTTTGACACATCGTGATCAATTTCAATGGCATGGCCGGCCGCCCGGAGCGACCGACAAAACCACACGTCCTCGCCGACGTCTTCGCCGGTCGCCGGATCGACTTCGTGCCGGAACCACGGGCGCGGCAGGTCCGCCAGAATGTCGGTCCGCATCAGCATCACGGCCAGGCCGACCCAGTCGACGGTCTCCAGGCCGGTGGAGTCGTCGCGGGTCGCGATCCGCTGCCCGTCCCGCACCGCGGTGAAAATCTGCCGCGGATGTTTCATCACGCAGTTGCAGGCCACGATGGGCCGGTTGTGCTTGGCGAGCCGGATGGCGGTGTCGGGCGGAAACGCCATATCGGAATCGAGCCACAGCACATGGCTCGCCTGACGCTCGAGCGCGCCTTCGAGGAAGGCTTCGCGGCCGACGTGCACATACGTCGCGCCGATGTAGCCCAAGGTGAGCGAGCCCCACACCCCCGACCCGGCGGTCGTGGCGCAGAGCTGCGCGAGGTCGACGGCGAAGGAGGCCGGCACCGTCGCCAGTGTCGGCCCCCCAATCACGAGACGCGTCATCTACGTGCCGACATACGCGGCCGCGGTGATGTAGCGGACACCGGCCGTGCGGGCCAGCTTCCAGGTGATCATCCGCTCGGCGCGGAGGCCGACCAGGTTGTTCTGCCAGAGGCTGACCAGCACCGTGGTCGCCGTGCCGGGGGAGTCCGGCGCGCTGTCCATCTGCACGGACGCTTCCCGGCTGACGTCGATCTGGACGCCGCCGTCATCGGCGAAGAGCACCGACGGCGCGTGCAGCAGGATAATCCGGTTGCCGACGTTGTTCGACACGATGACCGGAATGCCGAAGATCGAGCCGCCCGCGATGCTCATCCCGGGGAATTGCGGCTGGCCGAGCGCGTTGACCGACATCGCGATCCCGAAGGCGTTGCTGTCGCTCATCAGCCACACCGAGCCGGCCAGCGGGATGTTCGCGGCCGTGAAGACGGCCACCGAGGCCGCCAGATCGAGCTTCGCCGCGGCGCTGGTGACGCCGCTTGCCGCCGCGGTCGACCCGCCGTTGGTGATGGACGCCGGCGAGACGTTCGCCGAGACCGCGACGGTCGGATCGACGAACTGCTCGTCGAGGAACTTCGCCATCCCGGCGATCATCTCTTCGCGGACCAGCCCTTCCGCCGACGGCGTCGAGAGCCGCACGAGCTCTTCGGTCAGCACGATGATGCCAGCCGCCTTGGCAAACGGCAGCGTGACGGTCGCATACGCGGCCTTGGTCACCGGCTTCGCGAGGCCCTGGCCGACCCACCCGTAGGTGCCGCCTGATGTCTGACTCGGGACCGAGATGTTGAACGGGACATGCCGCAGACCGGGGATCTGCCCCAGCAGCGTGCGCGGGCGCAGGAGCTCGAGGAACTCGTTCAGCGGCTGCGTGACGACGAGCGGCCCGGCCCACGTGCTATCCGTGGTCGTGCCGGCGGCCACCGCGGCCTTGGTGTGCCACATGTGCTGAATCATCGGCTCGACTTCCGGCGTCGAGTCCTGCCACTCCTTCGCGATCTGCAGCGTCTGGTAGGAGTCGCCCTTGCCGCGCGCAATCGCGATGCACATGCGGGCGAAGGCCGTGCCCTTCGGCAGCGGGGACTTCACCTGGATTACGGGCACGGATCCGCCGCGCAGCTCGGAGGCGGTGACGGTCGACGTCGTGCTGGTGATCGGGGTGGCCTTCACGACATTGAGTTTTTCCGAGTCGTGCAAGCGCACCAGGTGCGCGTCGACGCTCTTCGCTTCGCCGCTGAGCGTGTCGTATTCCTCGGTCTGGGCCGCGTCCAGGGTCGAGCCGGTCTCGGCGGCCTTGGTCATCAGCTCGTTCATCCGGGCGACTTTGGCGGCGCGGGTGTTCTCGAATTGCGTGATTTGTTCTTGAATCGTCATCGGGAGCGCGGCCTTTACCGCGCGAACAGTAGGGAGCGGGCCCGTAGCGCCGGGCGTATCAGGGCCAGTCGCGGCCAGGTCGAGGGACTTGACGACCGCCAGGGTCGCTTCTTGGTTCGCGGGAATGGCGACGAGCGAGAGCTCCATCACGATCGACTTCAGGAAGTGCAGGCCGCCGGTCGCGAGCTTCTTGGTGTGGCCCTTCACGTCGGCGAAGCCAATCGACGCGCCTTTCAGCACGCCGTATTTGATGCTCTGCCAGGCTTCATCCGTCCGGTCCTTGAGCACGCCGGGCTCGGTGACGACGGGGATGGTCGCGGTGAAGGTGATGCCGTCCGGCGTCGGCGTGTCGAAGACAGCTAGGCCGATCGGCGCTTTGGGGTTGTGGTGGAACAGCAGCGGCAGCGGGTTGGTGAAGCTGACGCCGAGCGGTTCGACGATGTCGCCCGCCTGATCCGGCGTCGGCGTCGTCGCAATGCCCTTGATGACGCGGCGTTCCGCGTCCACCGACTTGATCGTGAGCAGGCTGTAAGCGCGGTTCAACTCACGCTTGAGTTTGGAAGAATCACTTTCGAGATGCAGGAAAAAATTCCCGGCGGTCCTGAAGGTCGCGCCGGATGATCTCCGGCACGCTCACATCGGCCCGCCGCGCCCGCGTGCAATAGGCGTCGAATTGCTTCGCTGGAAGTCGGATCGTGACCTGAATCGACGGGCCGTCTTGGTTCAGTTTCGGACGGTCTTTGCTCTTGGTCATCATCGCGATCCTCCCAGCACCAGCATGGTGAACGTCGGCGCCTTCCCGCTGTTGTTGCGATCCATCCGGTCCACCGCCATCACCAGCGCCGCGGCCCCGTCGATCCGCTCCGTCGAGACTTTCTTCGACAGCTTGATATTGCCGGTCGCGTCCGACTCCGTGGCGATGTTGCTGATGTTCCAGCGCAGCACCGGGTGCCCGTCATGCCGCAGCGCCTTCGACAAGATTGCCTTCTCGAGCGACTTGGTCGGCGCCGACAGCGACGCGAAGCCCTGGCGCATCGGCACGCAGGTGAAGCCGTCCTGTTCCTGCAGCCGCGTCACGAGGTCGGTCGCGTTCCACGGGTCGAAGGCAATCTCACGCACGTCGAACTCGGCGGCCCAGGCCAGCAACGTCTGACGGACGACTTCGTAGTCGACGACGTTGCCCGGCGTTGCGACCAGGAAGCCGTCCCGGTCCCACGGGTCATACGGGACACGGTCCCGCGTCGACCGTTCTCGGATGCTGTCCTTCGGGACGAAGAACGCCGGCAGCACGTCAAAGCCGCCATCGTCGTCAGGAAACACGGCGACCAGCGCGGTCAGGTCCCGCGTGCTCGACAAGTCAAGGCCCACGTAGCAGCGGCGGCCCTTCAGGCTGGCGCGGTATTCAGCTCGGGTCACGATGCTCCCTATCGAGCGCCGGCTCTAAAATCTCGAGCGCCTGTTCGGCGAGTCGTTTTGGCGTGCTGTGGTCCGCGCTCTTCAGACGCCCACCCTCCATCGTCCACTCAACGATCAACAGCAGACGGATGATGACTTCTTCTCTGACGGTCATTCCGTCACCACACAGCACGCGTCCCACGTCGACATCGTGATCCAGCGGGACGCCTGCTCGGTCCACTGGTTCAGATACAGCCGGCGAAACGTGTTCTCTTGCGCCGGGATCTCCTTCGCCCGCGCCGCCATCACGCGCATCTCTTCGAGACTGCGGAAGTCCCCGAGCGCCGGGTTCGCCTTCTTCCACACCTTCTCGTCGGTCCAGTCCGCGTCCTCGGGCGCTTCGAAGATCAGCGGCAGGAACG